TGTCTGCCACAGAGGTCTTTGAATTGCAGGCTTACGCTTGCATTCTGGATTTCATTGACGATGTGGGCAGCATTGAGGAACTCAAGAAAAAGGTCAATGACTTTCTAACAACTAAGGCAAAAAATGCGAAGAGCAGCGAGAACTGACAGCAACCATGAGGAAATCGTCAAAGCTCTCAGAGCTGTGGGCGCAACCGTACAAAGCTTGGCGGGTGTCGGTCATGGCGTGCCTGACCTACTGGTGGGCTACGAAGGCAAAACAATCCTCATGGAAGTCAAAGACGGAAAGAAATCCCCATCACATCGAGAGCTGACCCCAGACCAAGTCAAGTGGATTGACGCTTGGACGGGTGGATCAGTCTTTATTGTGGATAACGTAGAAGCCGCATGGAACGCTCTCAAATGATAAACCCAGAGGAATGCACCCAGTTGATTCGAGACAAAGCCCCAGCCTATGGGGAAGCCAAAGCCCAACGGGTCTATCTGGAGGAGTTTAGACGCAGCAAAAAGGCATTGCTGATGAAAGACTGCTTTGCGATGGGCATCGAGGCCGCCAACGCTCAGGAGAGGGAGGCTCTGGCAGACCCTGAGTATCACCAGCTGCTCAGAGGACTGGCGGCAGCTGTGGAAAAGGAAGAGACGCTGAAGTGGGAGATTGAGGCAGCAAGGCTAGAAGTAGAGGTGTGGAGAACTCAACAGGCCACCAACAGATTAGTGAACAGGTCACACGAATGATCTTCAAACATAAATACATCAGGAGCAAAAGGCTCTTGTGGTTGGTGGCAGAACTAGAGTGCCAACTCTGCGGCTCAGGCCAGAACATCCAAGCAGCACACACCAACTGGGGCGGAGGCAAAGGCAGAGGCATCAAAGCTGATGACAATTTGATCGCTGCATTATGCCAAGAATGTCACTACAAGATTGACCAAGGCAGCAAATGGTCAAGAGATCAGAGAAAGGAAGCATGGACGCTCGCACACGTTAGAACGGTGAAGGAACTGACTGAATCAAATAAATGGCCAGTTGACATCCCTATACCAGACGTAGGACAATAAAGACTCCTTGGTTAGTGGGTACTCTGGGGGCGCATTGCCCCCATTTTTTTCCACAACCCCGCAGAATCAACCTTTCGCGAAGGTTATATGAACCCAGCAGACAAAGTCGAGAAGTGGTCAATCGACAAACTTATCCCCTATGCACGCAACGCCAGAACACACTCTGACGAGCAAGTTGCCCAGATAGCGGCAAGCATCAAAGAGTGGGGATGGACAACACCAATACTAGTAGACGAGGAAGGCGGCATCATTGCGGGTCATGGGCGCACATTGGCTGCCCAAAGGCTCAAGATGACAGAGCTGCCTGTAATGGTGGCTACAGGATGGAGCGAGGCCAAGAAACGGGCTTATGTCATTGCTGACAACAAACTTGCGCTAAATGCAGATTGGGACAACCAGATGCTGGCTCTGGAGCTTGCAGAGATTGGTGAGCTTGGGTTTGATCTGGATTTGACAGGATTCTCGCCAGATGAGATTGCAGCTCTGATGCCCATCGAGATAACTGAGGGATTGACGGACGAGGACGAAGTGCCAGAGCCTCCGCCAGAGCCGATCACAAAGCTGGGTGACGTTTGGATACTAGGCAACCACAGGCTTATGTGTGGAGACAGCACAAGCATTGATGCTGTGGATAAGTTGATGGATGGGCAGAAAGCTGACATGGTTTTTACTGACCCACCTTACAATATTGGATTTAGTGGAACTATGTCGAGCACTTCTAAATATGGTGTTTTACAAAGCTATGTTACTGAAAATGCTAAACATAGACCCATTGAAAATGATAAAAAATCTGCATCCGACTTTTATGATTTTATAAGTCAAGTTCTATCTATCATTCATATTAAATGTAACGGGGCTTGGTATATATCATTTGGAAGTGCCAATTTACATGAGTTATTAAGACCAATTACAGATATTGGTCTGCAATATAAAAGCATAATTATTTGGGTTAAAAACCAATCTCCTATGGGTGGAGGCGCATACAGAAAAAGATATGAGCCAATAGTATATGGCAACTTTTCTGGTGAATTTTATGGGAAACCATACGCAGAAGATGATGTATGGGAATTTGATAGAACTAAGAAAAATGATTTGCATCCAACAATGAAACCTGTGGAACTAGTAAAAAATGCTTTAAGTCACGGAAGCAAGACGGGTGATAAAGTTTTAGATTTATTTGGTGGTTCAGGCAGCACAATGATTGCGTGTGAGGAAATTACAAGAAAATCTTATCTTATGGAATTAGACCCCAAGTACTGTGACGTAATAGTAAGGCGATGGGAAAACTTCACAGGCAAGAAAGCAACGCACGCAGAAACCAATCAGCCTTTTGCGGAGGTGATAAATGACTAAGATAACTGAAAAACCACCACTAAAAAAGCGTGGCCCTAATGGTGGCGCACGCCCAGGCGCAGGCAGACCAGCATTTGAGCCAACAGAGGCAGAGCGCAAACAGGTCGAGGCTTTGTCTGGATACGGACTGCCCATTGACCAGATTGGCGCATTAGTACGGGATGGAATCCACATTGATACTCTGAGGGCGCACTTCAGCGCAGAGCTGGTGTCTGGCAAGTCCAAGGCAAACGCTCAGGTGGGAAAGACGCTATTCCAGAAGGCAATGGGCGGAGATACCACAGCCATGATCTGGTGGTCAAAGACTCAGATGCGCTGGGCTGAGACACAAAAGCATGAGCTAACGGGTGCAGATGGTGCGCCACTAGAGTTTGCCAAGATTGAGCGAGTTATCGTCAAAAATGGGTAAAACCCTCCAGCTCAAGACCCCAGAGTGGGCTGTGCCGCTGCTTTCCCCATCACGATATAAGGCTGCATGGGGAGGTCGAGGCTCAGGCAAGTCTCACTTTTTCGCTGAGATGATGATCGAGGCGCACATCATGGATCAGACTAGGCGCAGCGTCTGCGTGCGTGAAATCCAGAAATCCCTCCAGCAATCGGTCAAGCGTCTCTTGGAAACCAAGATTCAAGCCATGAACGCTGGCGCATACTTTGAGGTGCAAGAATCGGTCATCAAGTCCAAGAAGGGCGATGGGGCGATTATCTTCCAAGGGATGCAGAACCACACCAGCGACTCGATTAAGTCCCTTGAAGGGTATGACTGTGCGTGGGTAGAGGAAGCCCAGAGCTTAAGCCAGACGAGTCTTGATCTGTTGCGCCCAACAATCAGGAAGCCTGGCTCAGAGCTGTGGTTCTCATGGAATCCTCGCCAGCAGTCCGATCCTGTTGATTTCTTGTTGCGTGGGCCAGAGCCGCCAAAGGATGCTGAGGTCATCAAGGTCAACTTTAGCGATAACCCTTGGTTTCCAGATGTACTCAGAGACGAGATGGAGTACGACCAGAGGCGAGACCCAGACAAATATCAGCACGTTTGGCAGGGTCAATACCTGACCAACAGTTCTGCCCGTGTCTTTCGCAACTGGAAGATTGACGATTTTGAAGCACCACCGGAGGCGATCCATCGTCTGGGGGCGGATTGGGGTTTTGCTATCGACCCGACTGTGTTGGTGCGCTGCCACATTATTGGTCGCACGCTCTACATAGACTATGAGGCGTATATGGTTGGCTGCGAGATTGTGAACACGCCTGACCTGTTTATGACCATCCCAGAGGCAGAACGCTGGCCAATCGTGGCAGACTCAGCGAGACCAGAGACAATCAGCCACATGAGAAAGAACGGGTTTCCAAAGATCATGGGCGCAGTCAAGGGGGCGAAGTCTGTCGAGGAAGGCATCGAGTTTCTGAAGAATTACGACATCGTTGTTCATCCCAGATGCAGACACACCATAGACGAGTTGAGCCTGTACAGTTACAAGACTGATCCGTTGACCGGACGGGTGCTGCCGCTGCTGCAAGACAAAAAGAACCATGTGATTGACGCATTGCGGTATGCTTGCGAAGGTGTGAGAAGGACAAATATTTCTAAGGTTCAGAGCTTTACACCATTGCCAGTTGCTAACAAATGGTGATTTAATACGCACAAAGAGGATAAACATGGCTCGCATTCCCAACGATCAACGCTTGGCAAACTTGCACGCTGAAGCTCTGCGCCAGTACAACGACATCCAGACAGCGTTGCGGGACGAGCGTCTCCAATGCTTACAGGACAGACGTTTCTACTCTATTTGCGGCGCACAATGGGAAGGCCCACTATACGATCAGTATGAGAACAAGCCTCGGTTTGAGGTCAACAAGATCATGCTGTCGGTCATCCGCATTGTCAACGAATACCGAAACAACCGGATTACAGTCGATTACATTGCCAAAGAGGGTGGAAGTGATGCACTCGCTGATACTTGTGATGGGCTGTATCGGGCAGACGAGCAGGACTCAGTTGCCAACGAAGCATACGACAACGCATTTGAAGAGGCTGTCGGTGGGGGTATTGGCGCATTTAGACTCAGAACTGCATACGAGGATGAAGAGGACGAAGAGAATGACCGTCAACGCATCAGATTTGAGCCGATATTTGATGCTGACAGCTCGGTATTCTTTGATCTGAACTCGAAACGTCAGGACAAGTCGGACGCAATGTTCTGC